TAAAAAATTTTTATGAAACAAAATATAGATATAAATAAACTACCTGCCAACGTCCGTGCTCAGTATAAAAGATTTAAAGTTATGCATGCTGAGAAAAAAATACAAAGAAAAGCAAAAGATGACTTTATGTCGTTTACAAAAGCTGTTTGGCCAGAATTTATAGAAGGTGCACACCACAGAGTCATTGCTCAAAAATTTAATGACCTTGCAAATAAAAAAATTAATAGACTGATTATCAATATGCCTCCACGTCATACGAAATCAGAGTTTGCATCTTACTTGTTACCAGCGTGGATGGTGGGCCGTAACCCTAAACTCAAGATCATTCAAGCAACTCACACCGGTGAACTTGCTGTAAGGTTTGGTCGTAAAGCAAAAACACTAATTGATAGTGAAGAATACTCAAAAATATTTGACACAACGCTTCGAGAAGACTCTCAGGCTGCAGGAAGATGGGAAACTGCGCAAGGTGGTGAGTATTTTGCAGCTGGTGTTGGTGGAGCAATCACGGGCCGTGGTGCGGATTTATTGATTATTGACGATCCACACTCGGAACAAGACGCAATGAGTCTTAACGCATTCGAAAATGCGTACGAATGGTACACATCAGGACCACGTCAGCGTCTACAACCAGGCGGACAGATAGTTTTGGTTATGACAAGATGGTCAAAAAAAGATTTAACAGGAATATTGTTAGACAATCAGAAAAAAGTTAAAGGTGATCAGTGGGAAGTGGTGGAATTTCCGGCGATCATGGACCACGGAGATAAGAAAAAACCTGTTTGGCCACAATATTGGAAATTAGAAGAGTTAGAATCAGTAAAAGCAACGCTTCCGGTTGGAAAATGGAACGCACAATGGATGCAAGAGCCAACTTCTGAAGAAGGAGCGTTAATAAAACGTGAATGGTGGAAAAAATGGGAACACGAAGACCTTCCAGACGTTACTTACGTCATTCAAAGTTACGATACAGCGTTTTTAAAAAAAGAAACTGCCGATTACAGTGCAATTAGCACGTGGGGAATTTTTTATCCTGAAGAAGGAGGCAAACCAAATATAATTTTGCTAGATTCTCTAAAAGATAGGTATGAATTTCCAGAATTACGTCGTGAAGCTCTTGAGCAATATCGATATTGGAAACCTGACATGGTGATCGTAGAGCAAAAAGCATCTGGAACTCCATTAACGCACGAACTAAGACAAATGGACATTCCGGTGATGACATTTACTCCAAGTCGTGGTAATGATAAGCACGTACGAGTAAATTCTTGTGCACCGCTGTTTGAGGCTGGATTAATCTGGGCTCCTGACGAGCAATTTGCAGAAGAAATGATCGAAGAATGCGCGTCATTTCCATATGGCGATCATGATGACTTAGTTGACAGTATGACTATGGCTATCATGCGATTCAGGCAGGGAGGCTTCCTACCCCATCCAGAAGATTACGAAGATGTTATAACAGAACCTAGGAAGATGGAGTACTATTAATGGCAGTTAAACCAATTGTAAAAACATTTGAATATTTTTTAGACCGATTATTAAGAGGTTTTAAAAAAGACCAAGGCCGTGAGCCTAATAATCTTGAAATGATATTAATCAAACAAGAAGCTGGTAACAAAGCAAAAGATGCAAACAAAGTTATAGAAGTACAATTTGGTAGACCTTTTGGTGAAGAGGTTAATAAATTAATTGAAAGTGGTGATGTTAAAATAGGTGAAGTTACTAAAAAAAATGACAATGTTCTTAGAAGAGAAATGTTTCAAAATTCTAATTTAAACAAACCTACCATTGAAGGACAAATGGAAAAAATTACTAACGCCTCTAATAGAATTGACGAAATCATGAAAGAACAGGCTGACATGTACAGACCTAAAACAGATGAAGAAATAGCAGCAAAGTTTGAAAGACAAAACAAAGAGGCTGCTGAAAGACTTAGAAAAAAAATGAAGGACGAACCAGAGGATAAAGCTGATGGTGGTCGTATGGGTTTTGCAGGTGGTAAAATTGTTTTAGGTAAAAAAATTTTAGATCTTTTAAAAAACAATAAAAAAATTCAAGAAGCTGTAGATAATATTTTTGGTACAGGTGATTACAAAATGGATGCAGAGATGGCAGCTGAATCTTTAGTAGAATTAAACCCTAAAACTTTTGGCAATAAATTATATGAAGACCTAGATGATACAACAAGAATGGAAATTTACGGAGCTGTGCTTAAACCTATTACTACAAACATGGCTAAGATGAGAGAATTAAAAAAAGCTAGTAAGCCAACTAAGACTTTAGAAAGCATCAAAGAAACTGGAACAATAGATATTTCTGATCCAAACGTTGCTGACGAGTTCGCAAGATTTATGAAAGAAACAGATCCTGAAGGATCTAAGACAATAGAACAAACTGTAGAGCTTGCTAACTTTGATCCTAAAGGTCGTAAGAAAAATTCAACAGGCGGACGTGCAGGATTCTATACAGGTGGTATCACAGACGTTGAACCAAGACTCGATGACATTGGACACGGTTCAGATTCATTGATGTCTAGAACAAGATTAATGTCACCGGGAGCACAAGCAACAACTTCTACCGGATTAAATTATTTACTTGCAGAAGATAATGACAATTTAAGAATTCCGTTTTCAAAAGGTAAACTTGCAAAAGAAATTGTAGATAAAGGTCGTAGAGGATTTATGAAAGCTGCAGGCGCAGCTGGTGCAGGTATTGCTGCACTTAAAACAGGATTATTAGGACTTGGAGAAAAAGCTGCACCAGCTACACAAAAAGTTATGGAAAATTTTTCATCAACAGCTTCTGAAGCTCCGGGTTATTTTTTTGATCTTGTTACAAAAATAAAATCGTTTGGAAAACAATCAAAAGTAGGACCATCAGAAATGATGAATGAATATTCTTACACAGGAAAAAATGGTGATGAATATACTCTAATAGAGGATGTCGTAACAGGCGATGCACAGATTGTAAGAGATAAAATGGGTGTTGGAAGTTATGGTGATAAAACTTTTGACACTATAAATGATAGAACTGTTTTAGAGTACAAAGCACCTAAACAAGACATTGACTTGGATACAGGAAAAGGTACTAGAGAAGGTCCTGAGTACGAAGAATACAAAGTAGAGTTTGATTCAGATGGAACAGAAGCAGGAGCCGATGCTATAGATGAAATTACTCAAAAAGAAATTCTTGAAGAAGCCTCTGAAAAAATAACTAAAAAAGCAGACGGCGGTCGTATTGGTTTTAGTAAAGGTAAGCTTGTTTTTGAAAATGCAAAAAAGTTTTTAGAAAAAATATTTGGTAAAGAAAATATGGCAGAGATGCCAAACCGAGATCCTGAAATGTATCAAGGCATGTTAGAGGTTGTTGACATGTTTAGAAAAAGAGACAAAGAAGGTTTAAAAAAGTATATGCAAAAATTCTTGCCCCACATGGACGATGCACAAGTAGAAGATTTTATAGTTGGTGATGCAGAAGATATGGCAGGTTTAGGAAAATTTGGTCTTGGTAATCTTCAAGGTCAGCTAATTAGACTTGGTAGTGGTAGAGACTATCAAAGTAAAATAGAAGCTTTTAAAAGACTTGAAAGAAACAAAGAACTTAAAGATTTAGAAGTTACAGAAGATATGCAACGTAAACCAAACGCATCAGGTGGTCTTGCTAAAATGTTAGGAGAATAATGTCTTATAAAAATACAGTAAAAGATTATTCACAAATGATCGGGTTCTTGACCCGTGATAAAACGACTGACGTTCCAGGGTCCATGGCCCATGGATTACGAACCGGGTTTTATGATGGTGGAAGAGCTGGGTTTGAAAACGGTAAAAAAGTATCACTTAATAATATTTCTAAATCAGAAGCTTCCTACAAAGCCTATGAAGACAAATTTGGAAAAGAACTTTTAGATAAAGCTGCTCAAGACAAATATGGTAAAAATTTTAGAGACCTTGATAAGACTAACGAATTAAAATTTTTTAAAAGCCAAGTAAATAAATATGAAGATTTTATAAAAGAAAATAAAAGATATCCAACTACATCTGAAGCTTACAATATTGGTTTAACTCAAGGCGGTAAAAAAAGCAGTATTATGACAGATGAAGTTAAAACTAAAATTAAAGATATATACACTTCTGGTGAAGGAGGTTCTACTTACATTTCTAAAAAATTAGCAGAAGAGGGAGTTAATATTGATGACTCAACTATTAGAAGATTTATAACCGCAGAGGAAGAAGCAGGAAATATTATTAGACCTACAAAATTTAAAACTCAAGAAGCTAAAGCTCCAAAAGATAGGTATAATATAATTAGAGAAGTTACAGATAGAGATTTAAGAGGTTTTAAAGTTGCCAGTAATCAAACAGAAGTGTTAGCACCTAAAGGATCTAAGTATAAAATAACTTTTAACGTACCGCGTTCAACTGAAACAACTAAAATACCCTCTGCATATCAAGGAACACAATATTATAAAACAAAAGCTCAAGCTGATAAAGCTATTACTGGGTCTAAAAAATTTTCTAAAGATTTAATAAAACAAGGAAAAGCTAACAGAGGTTTAAGAGAAATTATATTAGAACAAGTATCTGATCCAAACATTGAAGCTGATATAGGAAGAATGAAAGCAGGTGAAGATTTAGCAACCGCTCACAGAGCTAGTTATAAACAAATTGGTAAGTTAGGCGAACTTTATAATATTTTAAATTTAGGTGTAGAAGCACCTGGAATAAATAGTGGAGCCATTAGAAAATTTGAAAACAAACTTGATAATTTATACAAAGAACAAAATAATTTAATTAAAACAGCAAGACGTTCTACTAATAAAGGTTTAGAAATTCCAAAAAACATTCAAAAAAGAATAGATGATGTTAACAAAGAAATATCAACTGTAGTTGATTTAACTAATCAAAGAGTTCAAGGTATTTTAGTAGATGCAAAAACTTTAAAACCATACACATATGGAATTAATTATATGAAAACATATGGCATGGGTTTTCTCGATAACAAACCTGTAAAAGAAATAACAGATACAGATTTAGGGACTATTGAATTAAATTTAAAAAACCAAATTGCTAGAGAAAAAAAATTAGGTAAAGGCACAGAAAGTTTTTTAAGAGATAGACAGGATTTATTAAAGTACACAAAAGAATTATCTGAACCTGGATTTATAAATAAAATTCCTGCAAAATTAAAACCCATTGCATTAGCAACAGGTATGACAATTGGTGGTATTTCAGCAGCAGCCGCAGCCGATGGCACAGAGGGTAGAAGTATTTTACCAGAAGCAGCAGCCGGAGCCGCAGCAGCCGGAACTCTTGGAACTAAAACAGGAAGAAAAGCTGCAGGTAGATTTGCTGCTGGTGCTTTTGGACCGTTAGGTCTTTTAGCTTTAAATACTGGTTTAGGTGTTGATCCAACATCATCAATGGATAGAGCAGCCCTAGGTTTGGAAGCAGCGTTATTAAAAGATTCAGTAAAAGGAACTATTGGTGCAACCAAAGGAATGAAGAATAGAGCTTTACAAAAAGGCATACAAAGAATTTTAAATGCAGGAATGTCGGTTCCTACAGCTTTAAAAGTTGCAAGATTTGCATCACCACTTGGTATTGCATCATTAGCTGGAGAAGCAATTTACAACGTAGGTAAACTAGGATATGAAGATCAACAGAGATTTAACGCATTATCTCCTGAAGACCAAGCTGCTGAAAGAGCTGACCAGGAAAAATTTGCATTTGATATAGAAGGGTCATAATGAGTAAAAATAAAAAACCACAAACTAAGAAACCAAGTTTAGCACAGAAACTTAGAGCTAACCCTGGTTTTAAATGGTGGGCAGTACCACCTAAAAAGGGACCGCTATCACAGGGGTTGAAATTACCACAAAAACAAGTTAAGAAAGTCTAGGAGAAAATATATGGCAGATATAGATAAAGCTCTCCCTAACGAACGACCTGAAGACGAAGTTGCAGAAGAGGTTAACGTTGAGGAGATTGAAGAAACACCCAAAGGCGCAGTAGAAATTTTAGAAGACGAAGAAGGAGCTACAATTGATTTTGATCCTTCTAAAGTTAACATACCAGAAGACGGTGGTGATCACTTTGCAAACCTAAACGAATTACTTCCCGAAGAAGACACAGATGCTATCGGTAATCAATTACAACAAGATTACATGGAATATAAAATGTCTCGTAAAGAATGGGAACAAGCGTACATGCAGGGATTAGATTTATTAGGATTTAAATACAACAATAGAACTGAACCTTTTCAAGGAGCAAGTGGTGCAACACACCCAGTACTTGCTGAAGCAGTTACACAATTCCAAGCTCTAGCTTATAAAGAATTATTGCCTGCAGATGGACCTGTTAGAACAATGGTAATGGGTAAATCAGATCCACAAAAAGAAATGCAATCACAAAGAGTTAAAAATTTTATGAATTATCAGATCATGGATCAGATGAAAGAATATGAATCTGACTTTGATCAAATGTTATTTTACCTACCACTATCAGGTTCAACATTTAAAAAAGTTTATTATGACGATTTATTGGGACGAGCTGTTTCTAAGTTTGTTCCAGCGGATGACCTTGTTGTTCCGTACAC